CATTTGCATCCACTCCTGTATCAGATAGAATGCCTCGGTCTCTAGAGACTAAGGCGGCCTTAGAAGTCAATGCAGGCTTGCTCTGCTTGGCTGGCGTGCCGGTGCTCGCAACACAGACACGTCGCCGCTCCACTTTATTTAAAACTTTCTAAATTACTTTGTTTCCTCCATTTTCTCAGACGGTCTATCTTTAGTTGATACCGCGGCATACAGGGTTTGCGGGCTGTATCGGCACGGGTTAGTGTAGCCTATTACATATGCGCACCATTCGCTGCAAAACCAGCGGCTTTTGCTGTGTGGTGATTTGAGTACCACGCCAATCGCACCTAGCCAGTCGTAACCTGCCCCGTGTGTACGGTGGAACAAGCGGCTGGCCGATATGGCAACAGATTGCGGCAGCGGGATTAAGTCCCATTTATCAGCAGGCAGCGGCATGGTTTTAATGCGCACCCCGCCGTCTCTCGCGCTAGACGAATAACAATCAAACAGGCCGTCGCGTGGGTGCTTAACAGCGATTTCACAATGGCTGTACGGGCTGCATGTTGCCAATCGTACAACGCTGTCGGCAATGCGTTTAACCACATCGCGCGGGGTGTTGATTGCGGCTTTGCCTTTATAGAGTGCCAAATAGACTTGAACCATTCAGACGGCCTCCGGCAGTGTGAATACGACTACAATCTTATCAAGCGCGGCCTGCGTTTTCGCTGCTTCGATCTTGCTTTGCAGCGCTTGGCGCTGGCCTGCCACATGGGCGGCAAGTTGCTCATAGGCCAGCGTTTTACGTAGCGCAGCAGCCTTAAGCGTATCAGCAGGAATACCGCGGGCTGTGGCGATGCCGTCAAGCACTGGCGTTGGCGCGGCTTTATCTTCCTGCCAAGCCTTCGCTTCAGCGGCTTGAATTGCCCAGCTTGCAAACTCAAATTCAGGTACGCTGTCGATACCGGCGTGCTTGTTAATAAAAGCCTGAGCGGCAGCATTTAATGCGACAAGTTTTCCGGATTTTACGCCGTCAATATTTGCCGATTCAGGCGGGGTCAGGCTGATGCCATCGGGCAAATCACCTAACTTATCCCACACCTGCTCTTGCTCACCGACAAAAACTACGCATCCGCGATAGTCGGGAATTATCTGCCAACCTTGACCATCCCACTGGGCAGCCTGATATTGTGCGAGATCAGGCATTTCAGCTTCGATGCTGGCGCGCCCGTCATCAAAATATTGCTCCTCTACGAACAAGCCGTCTTGGTCAATCACGCATCTTGTCATTTTTTAACTCCTCAATCTGCTTCTTAAGGTCATCAATTTGAGCAGACATTTCTTGAATCGCTTTTGTTAAAACGGGCACAAATGTCTCGTACTCAATTGTGTAAGTGTCCATCCTGCAATTCACCATCGGCAGTTTGCCGTACTCAGCTTCTAATGCAGCAACATCTTGAGCAATAAACCAATGCTGGATGCGATCTTCTTTGTAGCGTCCGTCTTTGGTTGGGGCCTGCCACCACTCCCGCAGTTTTTCTGCGCGCTCTTCCGGCGGCAAATCGGTAAAAAGTTCGTCGGTATAAGCGTCTCGGCGGTCATATACTCCAGTTACCGGTCGCAGCTTTTTAACAAAATCCAAACCGATATCCAGTGGTGCGATATCCGTTTTGTCGCGGGCATCCGAACGAATATTTACCGCTGTCGGGGCGTACAATGTTTGTCCCGACCCGCCAAGCTGAATCTCGTTACTTCCATTGATTCGCGCACCGTAACCAATCGCAATGGCATTAGTTATTTTCCCGCTTAAAACATTTCCCTGAACATTTCGATATCCTGCTGAATCGCCAATAAAAACGCACTGCTCACTACTAATAGTAGGCGCGCACCAATATCCCACAGCGACACTTGAATAATGCGTTCCATTTCTGAATGATGATGCCCCAACCGCCACAACTTTTTGGGGGTTACTGCTTGTCAACATGGCATCTGCACCAATAACAGTAGAATATGCACCGCTGACTGCATCTTTCAGCGCATTCGTACCAATCACTGTTAACTCTTCATTCTTCGCTGCCGAAGATGATGACGAATAGACATATTTAAGCTCCGCCACTCCTGATGCGTTAAGTTCTTTAGGACTACGGACTTTAATACTACTTTCTGTTACTTCAACCACTTCAGCAGGCACTACATCACCCTGAACTGTCTTGGCTTCGCCTGAAGTGAGGCGGATTCCCACCCAATAACCGACTTTTGCGCCGCGAATATTGCCAAATGTCAAAGTAATATTACTGCCGCTTTGGGTATAATTTCCGCTCTCAGTGCCAGTCCATAGCACATCGCCTCCATTCGGAGCGCTGGTTCGTTCTAAGTTCTCTAACGCCGAAGCACCAATCGCGGTCACTTTTTCAGCTTTTTTTGTATTTCTTGCAGCACCTCCACCAATTGCAGTTTGCGCATCTCGTCCTTGGTACATCTGTAAAACAGATTCGCCGATAGCTACGGTGCGAGACGTTGGGGATGGCCAAAAAACTTCAATATCGCCAGTCAGTCCTATTGGGGCAACACCGGCCAACGCTGCCGAACCTAATACCACATTCGAATAGCCCGTTCCCAGCCCCTGACCTGAATTTCTGCCGATTGCTACATTTGAAAAGCCGCTAGTGATGCCGCGCCCGGCATTACCGCCGATACCGATGTTGCGCGTGCCGGACATCTTAGACTGGTCGTACCATTCCGTTTCGGCCTGTACATTAATAAGACTGTCTGGGCCAATAGAAATATTGTCGCGACTAATACGGGAAAAACCTTGTGAACGATCACCAATTGCGATAGCTGAAACACACTTTTCAGTTTGATTCATTGCACCTTCGCCAATCGCTACAATTCCAGCACCAGTCCACTCATTCGATTTAATGTTCGCGGCGGCCCCTGAGCCAGAAATGAATCGACCGATACCGCTTCTGATAGGCTGGTATTGAACATCGACAGTTTTGCCGTTAATCACAAACTTACCGTTTGTGTATTTGTTTTTTTGCGGGTAGGTATTACCCGTATCAATTGACAAACCCAAGCAGTCGACAACAATGCCAAGCGCGGCGGCTTCAGCGGCATTTAAAGTTGATAGTGCATTGTTTTTGCTGGCTACATAGCCAAAATCATGCAGGTTAAGCATCCCTGAAAACACACGCTTCCAGCGCGTGCCGTCGGTAGAAACAATAACGGTACAACCGTTATCAGCGGTAGATTTATCTGCTTTATCCGCCACAAACACGCCGCCGCCCACTGTTGTATTGGGGTGATAGGCGTTAACGTTTACATAACCATCACCGCTGTATTTACGCAAAGCCTCAATACTGGCCACTTGAGAAGCATTGGCGGCCAGCGTTTTAATAGCTGATAAGACTTGGGCATGGTCGGCTTTGTTAGGCTCAATGCCAACCGCGTTTAAAATGCTGTACAACTCGCCTTGCAATTGATTCAACCACCATGCAGGCACGGGCGTACCGGGCGTGCGGCGGTCGCCGTCAATAAATTGCTTACTCGGGGTTTGGATTAAGTCCATTTTTATACCTCTTCTTCATACTCAAAACGGCAATAAGTCCATGCCGGTTTTAATTCTTCGAACATTGTTTCGATAATCGGGTCGGTGTATACACTGATGCGGTCGCCCGCACGGCTTTGACCGGCTCGGAAAATATAGGCGGTGGCTTTGCCGTCGGCGATGTCGACGCACCAACGCCAAATAGCATCTTCAGTATTCAAACAATCTCCCGCACAGCTTTCACCGGCACGGAATTGGTCTTCTTCGTAAATGTTTACGGTGTAGCCTGCCGATTCGGCGATGGCGGTAAAGTAGGCAATGCTTAAACCGCCCAAGGCGTTGAGTTTGGCCAGAACGGCATCAGTACGTTGTTGGGTATTGGCTCCGGCAGGCGGGGTGATGGCCAGCAGCTCTTCCCAGCGGTACAGGTAATCGTTCCCCGCATCAGGGAACGGCGCATTTCTCACTCCCTCCGCATGATCGGCCACAACATCAAACACACCCGCTTCAGCTTTGATTTCTGCCGTATCTCCTACGGTGTCGTAGCTGACGGGCGGGCGCATGGCGGCAAGTAAGGCTTGATGGCTCACGTGGTGTACTCCACGCTAATACTGCCAGCACGCAGCCAGTAAATATCTTCGGCACTTTCCCGGGGCTTGATATTGCTCACGGGTGTGGTTAAGACACGGTCACGCACGCCGTACACTTCGCTGATTAAGGTTTCCAACTGGCTTTTAATTAGGGTATCGCCGGGCTTTAAAGCATCAAAATAGGCATTCACAGCTGATTTGATGGCAGCGGTGGCCGTTTCGGTATCCGTGCCGCTGCTTAAGGTAATGGTGACGGCCACATTTACGGTCTGGATACTGGGTGCAAGGGCTAAAAAACCGTTTTTACGGGTAACAGGTCGTACCGCATCGACATGAGCTTGTACGGCGGCCAGTGTTTCCGCGCTGGGGATACCGTTTTCACCCAAAATAACGGCATCGACAAAGCCGTTGCCACGACGTAAAGGGTAGATAAATGCATCAACCACACCCGGCACTTCCAAGCACCAATTGCGGAAGTCGTATTGGTTACCGCCCGCAGCAGGTCGGCGCAGGCGTTCTTCATATCGTGCCAACAGGCTCTCATCGCTTTCGGCATCTGTACCGCCAACCATCGTTAGCAAGACGGCAGAACTGTCAATCCCCGCAGGTACGCTTTGCAGCGTAGCCGCGGTTTCGGCGGTTTGATTTTGAGCGCTACCCGAAACAGTGGCGATAACGGCTATCTCGGTGCTTCCAAGCGTACCGATAACGGCAGATTCGGCGGCTAAATACACCTTATCGCCCACATTGATTTGTTGGCCAACAGGCACCGTTGCACCGACCGCGCCGCGAACACGCACCTTACCGCCCGCAAAGGTGGCAGTTTTTCGGTAAATCCCATATTTGGCAGCGTGTTTTTCGAGGTAGGCACTGTCGGCGGTATCGGCAAACGCTTGACGCAAAATCCACTCTTGATGCTGGTATTGGCCTTCACCCACAGCAGCAATAGCGGTAGCACGTACATGGTTGTCGCTGCCTGCGTGCACATGGGCGGTAGGGTTTTGGTTTTGTAGGTCGCGCAGATAATTGGCGCGGATTTGCTCGAAATTAAGTGCTTGCGTCATATCACGGCCACTTTGTGACTAAGGGTTACGGTATCGCCTGCGGCATCGACAGCTTCAATATGCAATTTCAGCCAGCCGCGCTGCGGTGTAGATGTGGTTACTTGGATGGATTGGGCGCGTTTAGACTGAAGCACGGGCTGTAATGCTTGCTCGGCGTATTGCTTGGCCAGAACTTCAATGCGCTTTAAATGCTTTTGGCGGCGTAATTCGTGCAGGCGGCTGCCGAGCGTGCGGTCTGCCCAGTAACTGCCCAAGGGTGTTACCAAGCGGATATACAGCTCGTTTTCGATGGATTGGGCGGATTGGTTGACCACATAGCCGCCTGTTTGTGGGTTGAGTAAAGCGTCCATACCTGAATTTTCGGATATGGACGCTCTTTCTTTGAGTGGATTGATGTCAGACAAATATAGAAAGCCGCCTAAAAAACCAATAAGGATTCTTAGGCGGCCTTTAAAACCAGTTTAAATGACTTCACCGGTTTCCAAACCGTTGGTCTCAGTGTGTTTGTGGGTGCTGCCGACATCTTTACCGTTGTTGGTTAATGCGCCGGTAGTATTCAAATCGCCAACCATGTCCACGTTGCCGGTAAATGTCGTACCGCTACCGCCTTGCACGGCCATCCCTCCATTGCCGTTGATTTGGCCTTGTGCAGTCAACACCGCAGAACATTCGACCTTTTCTGAAGTGATATTTACGCCGCTAGGTGCTTTAATATTTAATTTATCGCAGTCAATCTCAATGACACGCCCCTTTTTTAACACCATCTTGGCACCGTCAGCGTTATAAACCGCCGTTTCACCATCAGACAAACCGGTAATGCGGTACGCGCCGTTTGTAGTGGTAACGATAATACCGTGGCTGGTTTTACCGCCCAAGGGCACAACAACGCAATCACTCCCGGCAGGCGGATTGCTGGTAAAGCCGAAGTTTTCGGCATGCTCCAAGTCTTGCACGGTTTCGCCGTCCAAGCCTTCGACTTGGATTTTTTGCACACCGCCACCTGCCTGGACTCTGGCAACCTTTCCGCGAAAGCCCTGCCGGACAGTATTAAACGCCTGTTTGATACGCTTATCTATGGTTTTAATATCCATTTAAATAACCTGCAATTCCTGTTTTGGCTTTTTAGCCTGACGGCGTTTATTCGGCTTGACTGGTGCTTGACCGTTGGCTTTTCTATTTTCAGACGGCTTGTGTGCAGTTTTCTTACCATCTTTTTTGCCTGCGCCTTGTTTTTTCTTAGGCGGATCGGCATCCAATACCCATGCACCGTCTTCTTTAAGCGTTAATACAGTTTCCGTGCCTTGGCCTCTGCCTCCGACAAAGGTACGCGCCATCAGGAAATACACCGCGTCGATGCCGTCCGGTTCGCTCAATACGTTGATTCGCTGACCCGGTTGCCATAAAGTACCGTCATCGGTTCGGTGTCCCTGTACCACCGCCGTGATGGTCAAGCCTTCCAAGCGGCTGTCCGCCAGGCGTTTCTTCGCTTTACGTTCCGCTTCCGCCTGACTGTCAACATCAGGCTCTGTCACGATTAAAGGCCGGCTCAGCTTAAGGGATTCATCTTTCACCGTCGCTTTGATATTGTGCTTGCCGGTATGGCTTTGTCCCAATACCGTGACCTCACTGTACCGAGCGGCCATATTGCGCTCGACTTCCAGGCTCTTGATATTGTTATTGTCGCCGCTAACCCGTAAGACCAGCTCGGCAACAGGTGCTGTGGTGTAGTCAGGACCACCGACAACCAACGTGCCGTCAGGCTCCATCCAAGGCCATACCCCGTTGGCTTCGGCATATTGTGTCAAGGCATCCCATGCACGGCTTCCGGGCTCGATTTGAACTTTATGGGTTTTATTGGTTTTGGCTGCATCGATACGGATTTTTGACAAACCCAAAGGCTTGACGATTTTTTCAATAATTTGGTTTAAATCCATATCCTGCGCATTAAACAATGGCGCGGAACAGTCCAACAGGATACCGGCATCATCACGGCCCTGAATGGTCAGCGTTTTATTGCCTTTCTCCGTCGTAGTGTGTACACGGTCGATACGGCCGCTTAATACCGTATCCCCACCGACACGGACTTCTACTTTATCGCCTTCTTTTACTGCAGTCGGGACTGCATCTACCGGACGGCCAAGCGTGACTGAAAAGTCATCGGCGGGGGTGAGCAGGTCAGAAACGATGTCGTAATTCGTCCACTGCCCATGAGTTTTGCCGTTAATCATCAGAGTGACAGTATTTTTTGGCGTAGGCATTTAACACCTCTCCTTTACTGAGAAAGTTCGGATGACGGATTTGTGGATTCAGACGCAACAACTCGCCAAAACGGCTGTAATCGCCATACCATTCAAACGCCAACAGATGCAGGCTGGTATCACGTCCTACAATTTTCTGCACTAACGGAGGACGCATATTCAAAACGGCAAAAGCCTGTTTTTGCAGCTTGTGCGCCGTATCACGCAAACTTTCAGTCAGTTCGGCGGCAGTTTCAAGATATGGTGTTTGCGGCAACAGGCCGGCAGCCTCAATGCGGCGATACACATCATCAGCACTGTCTGCTGGTGTTTGGTATAACCTTAGCAGGGAATAAGCCATCTTCTCGGCCTTTACCTCATCTGCCAACATCATCGCCAAAATACGGTTTGCGGCCAGCGTGCGTTGCAAAGCAGCATGGGTATCGGATAATAGGCGTGAGATTTCCACGGGCGTCAAAGTTGGCGCATCAATTTGTGTTGCCAGAATATCTGCGGCCTGTTCTGCCAAAGCACACGCTCCAACAGTTGCGGTGAAGGCTGTAAAAGCAGCGACATCTTCAACCTTTGCACGCTGAATCAAATCGATTGCCGAAACGCTACCTTCTGCCCCGCGACTTACCTGCCACGGCGTAGCGGAGGCTTTTGACACTCCGCCAACCATATCGCGCCAGCCATCCAGCCCACTTTTACCGACGACGTGCATATTTGCCAACACACCGAATACTGATTTCAACTCTGCCACCAATACGCG